AAACCTAAATCAATATCTACATCAGCGGTGTCACCGTCTATTACTTTAACAATTTTGCATTGATATTCAAACATCATTTACTCCTTCATATATTTAGGTCAAAATCTTAGAGTATCACCATCAATTTTCACTGTTGTTATTTTACTAAATATACCATTGGCATGATGTTTAAGAATATTTTCTCTTTCTTGAACATTTAATTTATCTTTTTTATTAGGTATGATTAAGAACCATCTCTCCATTCTAAATTCACCATTTGTAAATGTAAATTTTACACTATTATTATAATAAGGATTATATTCTAAAGGTGTGATGGTATAGTGAACATAAGACTGATCGTGTTTATCAACAACAGTAAATTTACTATTTTTTGCAAAATTTCTATTACGAACAACATCCTCCCAATCATACAAACATTCAAAAGAACTTATTGGTAGCGGATTAGTCATATATTGATGCCAATTATCAATCTTATGTACATCTGACATTGCGACATACAACTTACTAAGCAGTTCATCTGAAAAAACAACAGTTCTATCAAAAAATTTAATAAGTTCCATAATTTATTCTCCAATCAAAACATAATATCGTTGTAAATTTCATCTGGTATTTTTTCATTCCTTCTCCAAAACTGACCATCTTCCAAAACTAATTTAATTCTATCTGGATTTTTTCTTCTTTTTTGTCTATAGACATAATTATATTTTTCATCAGTCGCCCCTCGCAAAATTTTAATTAAAGAAGCTTCTTTTGTTTTATTCTTTCTATAATTATTATCCTTTAAATATTTGTGTATATATTCTTTTGCAGGTTGTTTATATGTTTCCCAAGTACCACCATGTTTAATATCATGATTAACTATTGACCATCTTTGAAAATTTGGAGTGTTGAAAAAACTTAAAGTAGATTTCCATTCTTTGGTAGTTGTAAATGTAAAAATCATACGGCTATCTACATCTTGCCATTTAAAACAAAAGTTGCACCACCAAAACAAATCAAATATAGTTTTAATTTCTATTGGTGCAAAATCAACATGTTCAAACATAATTCTAGCTAACTGTTCCATTTCAAGTTTATAAGTTTCTGAATTTTTGGGTGGCATATCACTATCAACACCACCACCAAATGCACCCCATGTAAAAATACTTTCCCAATCGTCATCATGTTTATCTAAATTTTTATGTAGAGCATCACTACCGAAACACTGATCTCCACATTCCCCCGTTACTTTGATGATGTCATGGTTATTAAATAAAGTTTCATCTAACATTTCCTTATCTGATAAAGGACCGTTTCTATCTTTTACCATTTTCTCCCACATCAATGGAAACTCTACAATTGATTCTTCAGTGTATCGGATATTGAGTATGTCAGAATCAGATTTGGTTTCCAATAATGCAATCAAAGCTCCACTACTGTCAATCCCACCGCTCCAAAATAATTCTACGGGTTTTCCCAATTTCCATAAATCTTGAGCTGCATCCATACAACACTCTTCAAAAGACTTATTAAAATTTGCAACAGAAGGAATAGGTTCGTACATAATATTTAAAGGATTAAATATACCTGTTCTATCTACAGGCATGTATGCCTGAACCAATTGTCCTGGCGCTATTATAGGAGGATTTATATTTAAATCATCCAATTCAAAAATATCAGGTCTAAAATATTTAACTTTATTCATAACAAAATTTATCTATTTATTACTAAGTCAACCAACAATTATATGTAAACAAATCATTTCTCTTTCAACATTTTCTGCAACTCAGCAGTGCTCCCTACGAACAATGCATTGGTAACACTCTTAGGTGCGTTACTTGGAACTTCTTTTAGTCTTTTCATTTTCTCTTGAAGATCACCAAGTTTTTCTGTTATCTCTGCAACTTGTTTAATTAAGTTGCCTGCAACCTCATACGCTCTTGGTGCATCGCTTTCTCTGGCCAATTCAAGAATGCCTTCAATTGCGTCAGAACCTCGCTCAACCAAGCTATAAAGGTTTTGTCGTTGGTATGCATAATCATTTTCTATGTCTGCTTCTTTACTGTTATTTACTTGTATTGTTTTTGTTTTTGTTTCAATCGGAGGATTAAATTCAATTTCTTGAACTACACCTAATGCTCTATCAATTTCATTGCTCATGACGTTAATTTATCTTCACCTGTAACAATATCTTTAACTTTTGAGTCTTGAAAGAATGCTGTCGTTTCGTTAAATCCAAAATCATCATCAGCATCAGAACTAGTTGGATCTGGCGTAACAGTATATCTCTGCTCTCTTGCTGGAGTATTTGCTGGAAGATCAGTATATTGATCTACAACGGCAGTCTTAATAACACCAGAATCAGTTACCGGACCATACAAATAAAATTTAGTTGTAAAAGACAACGTATAAATTATAGCTCTTCTCGTTTCAAAATCACCTTCATAATTATCCTCATACGATATGTCATTCAATATAATTGGTATATCTCTCTTAATACCCATATCTGCCATATCATTAAATGTTAAAGTATAATCAGGTTGAAAATAAGGAAGAATTTGTTCAACAATTTGCAAGGCATCATCAGAATTTTTTGCCATTATATAAAGTTCAATTGAAAGATTATATGGGACTGGCATAAATTGTGTATCAAGTTTAGAAGAATTCCCTGTTTTTGTTTTCTTAAACTTTTGTATACGATTCAATTTTCTAGCAGAATCATAAGTTAGGTTTTTAATTTCAAATCCAATACGTGGAAGTGTAATTGCAACTTGTTTTGTCAAGTCTGGATCTTCTTTAAGCCTAACCAAAAATTTCTGTCGTGGTCCATATGCTAAGGGAACCTTCATAGATTGTTGTATAACACCATCATTATCTTTACGAACTAATTGTATATTATTAAATACAGTTCCAAAAGCAACAATAACTTTTCTAATTGTTTCATGGTAAAATTGACTTCCTAACATTACGGATTGCTCCTATTATTCTTCATATTACTATTTATGCACCCGCAGTATGACAAGTTTTTAATGTAGTGCCACCAGAGTTTTTAATCAACAGAGTTGACAGTGTTTTAAGTTCTGCTGAACCAATCGCATCATTTGCCATTTTTGCTTCTGTCACTTGGTCGTCGGCAATGTGGGCAGTATCGATACTACCAGCAGCATAATGCTCAGAGTCAATAGCATCATCAGCGATATGTGCGTTATCAATAGAACCATCTGTATAGTGTTCTGAATCAATAGCATCATCAGCAATCTTAGTTGCATCAATAATATCAGCAGAAAGATGCGCTCTATCAATACTACCGTCTATATATTCATCACTGTCGATGGAGTTTGCTGGCATAACTGGTATCTGAGTAAAGGTCACTACACCATTTGAGGCAATCGCTATAGCATCCAAGTCACTAGCAGAACCAATAAGACCGCCATCTTTAACTACTAAGTCACCAGCAACTTGGAAGTCACCGATTGAACTTAGCGTTGCCTTCGCAGTTGCACTAGAAGCAGCAGTCTCAGATACACCTGTAGTAAATACCAGTTTAGTAGCATTTGCACTTGCAGTGAATGCTCCTTCAGCAATAGCGTGAATACCCGCAGCTACCGTAGAACCATCTGTTCCACCAGAGTCACCAGCGGCAAACTCAAGAGAAGCAATCACTTCATTTGCTACAAGCGCATCTTCTTCAGATTTCAACTGTAGTACCATTGGTAGATTATCACCAGTACCAACATGTGTTGCCGTAAGACCAACATTATGAACATGTTTAAGTGTAACATCAGAGTTTACACCAAAGGCAATTTGGGCAGCATCACTTATCAGAATAATGTCATCACCAATAACAGCGTCTAGCACTACTGACAAACCACCATCAGTTTGAAGTGAACCATCAGTTGTACTTGTAGCAGCAGTGCTATCATCTGTTTTAATGATACCACTAGCAGTCAAAGCCGCAGTCGTAACTGCGCCAGCAATGACACCTGTACCAGAAACATCTAGGTTACCATTGACATCAATTAGAGTTGAGTTAAGTTCTATTTCGTCATCAGCATTAATATCCAAATCGCCATCTGCTGGTGAACCAATACTAATAGCAGAGTCACGGAAACGAAGTTGCATTGCAGCATTAATCATTATTCCGTTATCAGCAACGTGAGTTAGTGTTACATCTTTGTCTGCACCAAAAGTTAATACAGCAGCGTCACTAAGTAAGAATAAGTCATCGCCAATGACTGCATCAGCAGCAACAGATAGACCACCATCAGTTTGAAGTGAACCATCTGTGGTACTTGTGGCCGCAGTAGTATCATCTGTTTTCATAACACCACTAGCAGTCAAAGCCGCAGTTGTCACCGCACCAGCGATAACACCTGTACCAGAAACATCTAGGTTGCCATTGACATCAATCAGAGTTGAGTTAAGTTCAATTTCATCGTCAGCATTAATGTCTAAATCACCATCAGCTGGTGAACCGATACTGATTGCGCTATCACGGAAACGAAGTTGCATTGCGGCATTAATCATTATTCCGTTATCAGCAACGTGGGTTACAGTAACATCTTTATCGGCACCAAAAGTTAATACAGCAGCGTCACTCAGTAAGAATAAGTCATCGCCAATGACTGCATCAGCAGCAACAGATAGACCACCGTCAGTCTGTAAGGAACCGTCAGTAGTAGAAGTTGCAGCAGTAGTATCATCTGTTTTTATAATACCACTAGCAGTCAAGGCAGCAGTTGTGACAGCACCAGCGATAACACCTGTGCCACTAACATCTAAGTTTCCATTAACGTCAATCAAAGTTGAGTTAAGTTCTATTTCATCATCAGCATTAATATCTAGATCACCATCTGCTGGTGAACCAATGTTGATAGCAGAGTCACGGAACTGAACAACCATAGCTGCGTTAAGTAACAGACCTGTATCAGCAACGTGAGTTAGTGTTACATCTTTGTCTGCACCAAATGTTTGTACCGCTGCATCACTAAGTAAGAATAAGTCATCACCAATAACTGCATCTAGTGTTACAGACAAACCACCATCGGTTTGTAATGAACCATCTGTTGTAGAAGTTGCAGCAGTGCTGTCATCTGTTTTAATAATACCACTTGCGGTTATAGCGGCAGTTGTTGTAGCGCCAGCAATATCAACCACACCTGAGAAGTCACCTGTGGCAGCATCTATCTCTCCAGAAATTGTAAGATTTCTTTGTCCTGTTGTATCTATGTTTGAATCTGTAGTGACTACTTTAGAAGCAATTGCTGTACCAGCAGTTAAACCATCAAGTAGTTCTAGTTCTGTCTCAACAATGCTTGCACTACCGATTATGAACCCTGTCGCAGTAACAGTAGAGTTGAATGCCGCAGCACCAGCAGCACTACCATCAATCGTTAAGAAGGTTGTATCTGAACCACCATCTGTGCCTTTGAGAATAATATCACTATCGTTAGCAGCAGCATCAAGAGTAATGTCACCAGAACTGGTTGTTAGAAGGATTGCTGCATCACCAATAGAGAGATTATCTGCTGCCAATGATGAAGCAGCAGCATCAGCCCAAGCAAAATCTGTGCCATCTGCTGTTAGCACCTGGCCGTTGTTACCAATTGCTAGTACATCAGGATCACCACTCGCATCACCATATATAATCTTACCCCGTGCAATTCCAGCCATTTTAGCAAGGGTAATTTGGTTATCTCCAATGTGTGCAGTATCAATACTTCCGTCAATATACTCATCACTGTCAATGGAGTTTGCTGGCATAACTGGTATCTGACTGAATGTCACTACACCACTAGATGAAATTGCCATCGCATCCTTGTCACTAGTAGAACCAATTGTACCAGCATCCTTGATAACCAAGTCACCAGCAACTTCGAAATCACCAATAGAACTTAGTGTTGCTTTAGCAGTTGCACTTGATGCAGCAGTTTCAGATACACCTGTAGTAAATACCAGTTTAGTAGCATTTGCACTTGCACTAAAGGTTGCTTCAGCGATTGCGTGAATACCAGCGGCAACTGTAGCACCATCTGTTCCATCTGAGTCACCAGCAGCAAACTCAAGGGAAGCAATCACCTCATTTGCAACAACCACATCCTCTTCAGATTTTAATTGTAAAACAACAGGAAGATTATCACCAGCAGTATGATGCTCTATCGTAAGACCAACATTATGAACATGAGCCAATGTAATTTCAGAGTTAGTACCAAAGGCAATTTGGGCAGCATCACTTATCAGAATAATGTCATCACCAATAACAGCGTCTAGCACTACTGACAAACCACCATCAGTTTGCAATGAACCATCTGTTGTACTTGTAGCAGCAGTACTATCATCCGTTTTGATAATTCCACTTGCAGTTAGGGCCGCAGTTGTCACCGCACCAGCGATAACACCCGTGCCTGATACATCAAGATTACCATTGACATCAATTAAGGTTGAGTTAAGTTCAATCTCATCATCAGCATTGATATCCAAATCACCGTCAGCGGGTGAACCAATACTGATTGCGCTATCACGAAAACGAAGTTGCATTGCAGCATTAATCATTATTCCGTTATCAGCAACGTGAGTTACGGTAACATCTTTGTCTGCACCAAAAGTTAATACAGCAGCGTCACTCAGTAAGAATAAGTCATCACCGATAACTGCATCAGCAGCAACCGATAGACCACCATCTGTCTGTAGTGAACCATCTGTTGTAGAAGTTGCAGCAGTAGTATCATCTGTTTTCATAACACCACTAGCAGTCAAAGCCGCAGTTGTTACTGCGCCAGCAATGACACCTGTACCTGAAACATCTAAGTTGCCATTAATATCAATCAAGGTTGAATTGATTTCTACCTCGTCATCAGCATTAATATCCAAATCACCATCTGCTGGCGAACCAATGTTGATAGCAGAGTCACGAAACTGAACAACCATTGCAGCATTAACTAATAGTCCAGTATCAGCAACATGTGTAAGGGTTACATCTTTATCTGCACCAAAAGTTACCACAGCAGCGTCACTGAGCATGAATAAGTCATCACCGATAACAGCGTCTAAGACTACCGATAGACCACCATCTGTCTGTAATGAGCCGTCAGTAGTACTTGTTGCAGCAGTACTGTCGTCCGTTTTGATAATTCCACTTGCGGTTATAGCGGCAGTTGTTGTAGCGCCAGCAATGTCTACCGCACCAGAATAGTCACCTGTGGCAGCATCGATCTCTCCAGAGATGGTAAGGTTTCTTATGCCTGTGTAATCTTTATTAGAGTCTAGGATAACTGCTTTACTGGCAACTGCTGTACCAACAGCAGTACTTCCTATATCAAGAGCATTGATTTCTCCAACGACAACTGTTGCACCATCTAGGATATTCAGTTCAGCAGGAGTGGATGTGATTGCCGTAGTTGTAGCAGCTGCAAGTAGAGGAACATAACCACTTTGATTAATTAGTCTTTGTGTACGATCAGCAGTTGGGTCAATGATTGTAAGAGTTGTTTCGTGATCATCAGCAGTCGCTCCTTCAAACACAACAGCATTCTCAGCATTCATCGTAACCGTATCAACCTGGGTGGTTGTACCCGATACTGTAAGGTTACCACTAATTTCAACATTTGCATTGATATCAACCAGCGTAGCATTAAGTTCTATTTCGTCTGTAGCATTGATATCAAGTATAGCATTACTAGGCGCACCAATGTTTTGACTTGCATCGTTGAACTGTATTACTCTTGTACCATTTAACAACAATCCTGTGTCAGCCACGTGTGTAAGGGTTACATCACTGTCGGCACCAAAATGAATAACCGATGCATCACTCAACATAATCAAGTCATCACCGATAACAGCATCCAACACTACTGACAAACCACCATCTGTCTGTAGTGAACCATCAGTTGTACTTGTAGCAGCAGTGTTGTCATCAGTTTTGATAATTCCACTTGCAGTCAAGGCAGCAGTTGTGACAGCACCAGCAATAACACCTGTGCCACTAACATCTAGGTTGCCGTTTACATCAATTAAGGTTGAGTTAAGTTCAATCTCATCGTCAGCATTGATATCCAAATCACCATCTGCTGGAGAACCGATACTAATCGCACTATCCCTAAACCGGAGTTGCATTGCAGCATTAATCATTATTCCTGCATCAGCAACGTGGGTCACGGTAACATCTTTATCGGCACCAAAAGTTAATACAGCAGCGTCACTAAGTAGGAATAAATCGTCACCGATAACTGCATCCAAGACTACTGACAAACCACCGTCAGTCTGTAGTGAACCGTCTGTTGTACTTGTTGCAGCAGTGCTGTCATCTGTTTTGATAATACCACTAGCAGTCAAGGCAGCAGTTGTGACCGCACCAGCAATAACACCTGTGCCACTAACATCTAGGTTTGCATTAACGTCAACCAAGGTAGCATTAAGTTCAATTTCGTCTGTAGCATTAATGTCTAGAATGGCATTACTTGGTGCGCCAATATTCTGACTTGCATCATTAAATTGAATTACCATAGTGCTATTAAGAAGCAGTCCTGTATCAGCAACGTGAGTTAGAATAACATCATCATCAGCACCAAAGGATATTGTAGCAGCGTCATGTTGAAGTTCTAGGTCTTGTGTTAGAGTAACATCTCCGTCTGAACCAATGGCAATAGCATCCTTATCACTGGCACTACCAATAGTTCCAGCATCACCAATTACAATTCCTGCATTAAATGTTGCTTCACCAGCCTCACTACCATCAATAGTAAGGAAGACTAGATCAGAACCACCATCTGTTCCCTTGAATATAATGTCGCTATTATTAGCAGCAGCATCAAGAGTAATGTTACCAGAACTGGTCGTTAGAAGAACTGCTGCATCACCAATACTTAAATTATCTGCTGCCAATGATGAAGCAGCAGCATCAGCCCAAGCAAAATCCGTACCATCTGCTGTTAGCACCTGGCC